GAATGGAATGGTATAGGAACTATATTTTATAATAGTGTAACAGACCCAACAACACAAAATAACACAGATAATCAGGCTAAACCTGCTTTTTCAAACATTAAACAATTTCCACTAATTAACGAGATTGTATATCTTTTTAGTCTTCCTTTACCTAATTCTCAAGAAGAATTTGATTCACAAGGTAACTACTATTTTACCCCAATTAATATTTGGAATAGTCAACATCATAATGCTGTACCTAATGGTTTAGTATTAAACGCTGAAAATGCCTCTGATTATTCATCAACCCGAGCAGGACTTGTAAGAAGAGTACAGGATGAAGGTACTGATATATTTTTAGGTAATACTTTTGATGAAGAACCAGATATTCATCCTCTTTTACCTTTTGAGGGAGATTTGATCTATGAGGGTAGATGGGGTAATTCAATTCGTTTTGGTTCTACAGTTAGTGGTTCTTCTAATGATTGGTCTGTAACAGGTTCAAATGGTGATCCTATTACTATAATTCGTAATGGTCAAAATCCAAACATACCAACAGATGGATGGGTTCCTACAGTAGAGGATATAAATAGAGATTTATCTTCTATATACCTTACAAGCACTCAGAAACTCCCAATTAATGTAGCAAGCTCTAACTACAATAGTTACTCATCCTACACCCCTACAATCCCTAATCAATACTCAGGTAAACAAGTTATCTTAAACTCAGGTAGATTAGTATTTAATTCAACCTCTGATCATATTTTATTAAGTTCTGCACTAACAATAGGATTTAATGCTATCAAAGGATTTAATTTTGATACTAAAGCAAATTTTGTAATTAATGCTCCTTCTATAAGATTAGGTTCAAAAGATGCTGCTGAGTCACTTATGTTAGGGGATAAAACAGTAACACTTTTAAACGATGTACTTACCCAACTTATCTCAGTAGTAAATGATTTAGGTCAATTAGCGGCAAAACCCATAATAGGGGGAGCAGCACCTGATCCCAAACTAATAGCCACTACAGCTAGAGCTAAGATAAAACTTACTAACTCAAAGAATAAGCTTAATACCTTATTATCTAAACAAAATAAAACAATATAATGGCTTTAGGAACTGTTATAGCAGGATTAGTTAGGAACGCAGCTAGATCATTGGTTAACTTTGAATTAGCTGTAGATCCTCTTATTGAGCGTTTACAACAATCCTGCCCCCCTAAAGCTGAGTTAGAAATTATAATTAGACAAAAAAATTCTATAACTACAGCTTTAACTCAGACTCAAACTGCCTTAAACACAATGGTCCAAACCGGACAGACAGTTACAGGTATTATAAATGTGACTGATATAGCTCTTAGAGTTATTAAAAATCTTCCTTTACCTACTTCAGTTCCTCCTGGTATAGGTATTCCAATTAGTATTATTAATAGGTTTACAGATACTTTGATTAAGTTATCTGATTTAATTAAAACTAATAGAGGTATAGTAGCTTCTATCGCTCCTGCTGTGCAATCACTTAATGGTGATATACAGACTATTTTAAGTCAACTGGCTCGATTAGATGCTTTATTAGCAGGGTGTTTAGAAGCTGATACTGTAGGATTAACAGATGATGAGAAAGAAGATTATTTTACTAGTTTAGGTATAAATCTAAATGTTTTAGATACTACTTCTGATCCTCAGGCTAATTTAGTAGGGGGTCAAGCTTTAGAAGATAGTTTAGCCCCTAACTCAAATAATCCTTTAATTTATAAAGGATTTAAACTTATCATTGATAATGATAAAGAAAATAAACTATCATTCCCTCGTAGAAGAATTGTAGCTACTCGTATTGCTAATAATGTTCAAATTGTAGGAGATTACTCATTTAGTTCAAGTACACAAATTCTAGTAGATGAAGTAAAATTCCAAATAGATAAATACTTAAATGAACAATTAGCGGAGGCTGATGCTCCTAATGAGAGAACTATATTTACAACAGAACTACTTTAATTTTCAATATTTATAACAGATGAAACCAAGTGAATTAAAATCATTTATCAAAGAAGCAGTTAGAGAAGCTATCCAAGAGGAACTAAAAGATATCCTTTTGGAAGCAGTCCGTGCTCCTAAATTACCAATCCAGGAAATTTATCAAGGAACTCCCATTGGAGTTGGAGGAACGGGAGTTACTAATACAACACTATCCTCTAATGGAACTACTTCATTAACCTCACAAAAATCAGCTACTGAAAAAAGGGCTATGGTGGAAAGTATTATGGGAGATATGCGAAGAGGACAAGATACTCTTTCATTTAACTCAATGGATGCTAGAGGAGCAGGTATAAATCAAACAACTCTACAAGTTGCCCCAGGTATGAACACATCAGGTGAAGGGTCAGCTCTACCAGCAGGTAATGTTGGTTTAGATATGATTATGGGATTAATGAAAAAAGGTAAATAATGGCAATTCTTTTAGGTAGAAAATTCCCCATTGACACCCAGCCCTCTAAGGCTGTAGGGGTTGCTATACCTTTTAGTAATGCCGCTGTATTTACTTCTAATTACACTACTTCTAAACAACTTCAATCTAATCTTATAAATTTTTTTTTAACTAATAGAGGAGAAAGAGTACTAGATCCTACTTATGGAGCTAATCTAAGAGCAACTATTTTTGAACAAATCACACAAGGTAATCTAGATGCTTTAAAAGCTAAAATAGAAACAGATCTAACTACTAATTTTCCTGATGTTAGGTTAGCTGATTTAGAAGTTTTAGGAAATGAAGATTTAAATGCTATTCAAGTAAATATAACCTATACAGTTGTGCTATCCGGAGAAACTAATACAGTTAGTTTAAACTTTAACCAATAATGGCTGAAAATAAAAATATAAACTATCTAGCAAAAGATTTTACAGTTCTAAAGCAACAGCTTATAGATTATGCTAGAACCTACTTCCCAAATACTTACAACGACTTTACTCCTTCATCCCCGGGTACCATGTTTATTGACATGGCTGCCTATGTGGGTGATATTTTATCTTTCTATTTAGATAATCAAATCCAGGAGAACTTCTTACAATACGCTAGAGAAGAGTCAAACCTACTTACTTTAGCTTACATGTTAGGTTACAAACCTAAAGTAACTAGCCCAGCTGGGGTTGAACTTACGTTTTACCAACAAGTACCAGCTAAATTATCAGGCAGTGTGACTGTACCTGATTTTGATTATGCTTTAAAATTAGCCGAGAATGCTGCTATTGGTTCTACCTTAACAGGTACTCCTTCATTCCTAGTACAAGATACAGTTGATTTTTCTTTTTCTAGTTCATTTGATCCTACAGTTGTAAATGTTTACCAGATTACTAACAACCAACCTAGTAAGTATCTTTTAACTAAGACTAGAAAAGCTATCTCAGCTACTATCAACACTGCTACATTTACTTTTGGTTCACCTCAACAGTTCCCAACAGTAGAAATAAATGATGCTAACATTATTAAAGTGTTAGACATTACTGATAATCAAGGTAATGTTTGGTATGAGGTTGATTACTTAGGTCAAGAGACAGTTTATGAGTCTCTACAAAACACTAATACAAATGACCCTAACTTTTCAGTTGATCAGTCTCAAGTACCTTATTTGCTTCAATTAAAAACTGTACCTAGAAGATTTGTAACTCGTTTTAAAGATTCAGATACTCTACAACTCCAGTTTGGTGCTGGTACTGTAGCAGATTTTGATGAGCTAGTTACTCCTAACCCAGATAACGTAGGTATAGGTTTACCTTATGGTCAAGATAAACTTAATGTAGCTTACTCTCCTAACAACTTCATGTTCACAGATAGCTACGGGATAGCTCCGTCTAATATCACTTTAACGGTAAGATATTTAACAGGTGGCGGCGTTAGTGCAAATGTACAAGTAGGTGCTTTAAACACGTTATCTAACGGCAGCTTAAATTTCTTACAATCAAATCTAAACGCAGTTACCGCTCAAGATATTTTTGATTCATTTGCAGTTGATAATTTAGTTGCAGCCTCTGGAGGTGGAGATGGGGATTCAATTGAGGAGATAAGACAAAACTCTATGGCTCAATTTAGTTCACAACTTAGAACTGTAACCCAAGATGATTATTTAGTCAGAGCTTTAAGTTTGCCTTCTGAGTATGGTCAAATAGCTAAAGTTTATACTACTCCTCAAAAAGCTAGTGAAATAACAGCTGCTGAAAAAATTACCTCATTAGATTTATATGCCCTAGCATATAATAATCAAAAACAATTAGAGGTGCCTTCATTAGCCCTTAAAAATAATCTTAAAACCTACTTATCCCAGTATCGTATGATAAATGATACTGTAAGTATTAAGAATGGTTTTATAATCAATATTGGAGCTAATTTTGATATAATTGTACTTCCTAACTTTAACTCGAATGAAGTTATAGCAGCTTGTATAATAGCTTTACAAGCCTACTTCAATATAGATAATTGGCAATTTAATCAACCTATTATCTTAAGAGATTTATATAACATCTTAGACAGAATACCAGGTGTTCAAACTGTTAAAAACATTGAAATAGTAAATAAAGCAGGTACTAACCTAGGCTACTCTCAATTCGGATATGATGTACAAGGTGCTACAATTAATAATATTATATACCCTTCAATTGATCCTTCAATATTTGAGGTAAAATATCCAAATAATGATATAATTGGTCGTGTAGTAACTTTCTAAAGGGTATATTTATAAATAAACCATGGGACTACTAGACAAATTAATTAATGGTGATTCTAATATATCTTTTGATGGAGGGAACCCTACTACAGTATCCCAAATTCCATTAGATAAAACATTTGATAGAACCAGTTTAGATCTAGAAAATCCTCTACCTTCAGGGGGTCCTGTAACTAAAGGAGTAGCATATACTGCAACTATAGGACAAGAACAAATATTTTTTCCTGGTCAACCCTTTACCTCTAAAAACACTTACAT